CTCGACATAGCGCACAGTCTGCCCGGCCACTTCGCGCCGCACGACCGCATACAGCGCGTCCTCGGATCCTTCCGAGATCGTGCAGACCGACTCGAAGGAGCCGTCGGTGTCGTGGCGGTGCCAGCCCATGACCTGCTGTTCCTTCATGTAGGTAAAGCCGAGCAGCAGGCCATCGTCGCGCACCGCCCACACGCACGAGAACGGCACTTGCGCATAGGCCCAGTCGACGATCTGGTGCCCGCTAAACAGGTGCGAGGCCAGCACGGTCAGATCCTGGCCGATGTACTTGTCGCTCTGGTAGTCGTAGCCGATATCCCGGACGATCGACCCCTTCTCTTGCAGGTACAGCGCGACCGAGCCGGCCACGATCGGCGGCAGGTGCGACGAGCCGTTATAGCTCTGCGGCTTCGCCTGCGAGGCGCCCGGCGTGATCGCGCCATTGTCGCCGGTGAGCATCTTGAACTCGGCGCCCGAGGTCATGAACATCAGTTCGTCGACGGGGAGGAAGTGCCGGATGCTGTTGACCTGGCGGCCCGGGATCGACTTGCTGATCGCGTCGTCGTCCTGCGTTGGGCTCGACGTACCAAAATCGTTATAGGCGCCGGTCCTGGTCATCCAGTACGCCTGCGGCTGGCTGGGCGTGGCGCCGAACACTTGCCGTTCCTGGTGATAGGTGACGCAGGACGGATAACCCTGGTCCGCGCCCCAGGCCGGCAGGGCAAACTTCCAGCTGCCGGTCGACTCGACGCTATCGGGCAATCGCTTGATGACGGTGGCGCTCGCGTGGCGCGCGTCGGTGACGGCATCGATGCGGACAATCCCGAATCCAGAATGCAGGTATTGCCATTCGACGCCTTCGGCATAGCTGCCGGTCGATTCGATCGAGCCGTCGCCATCCCAGGATTTGCCTTCATCGTGCACGGGCCGGTTGCCGCCGGTGCGATAGCCCTTGGTGCCGTGCCCGCTCGCCGTTTCGACGCCGCTTTCCGGGTCGATCGTACTCGTCAGCGGTGGAATGTCGGTGGCCTGGTAGACCTTGCCATCGGACCGGCGCCGCTCGCCGGTGTTTATGTTGGCCTGGCCGGCGCTCCACGGCTTGACGTTCTCGGCGTGCGCGTCCTCGATATAGAGCATCAGGCCCACCAGCCCGGCACTGAACAGGTCGGCGCTGGCGGTGAGCGTGATCGTGTTCTCGAAGCCGTCGGCCTGCACGGTTTTATCAGCGTCGACGTTGACATCGAGGAAGGGGCCGTTCTGGTTCACGTACGGCGTCAGGGTCCATGCCGTGTGCGAGGTGCGCGACAGCTGCATCGGGCGGCAGGCCGGGTGCGTGAGCGTCATCACGTCCGCGCTTTGCGTGAATTTCAGGTCGGACAGGTCCGCTTCGCTGTAGGGCGTGGCAATCTGGACCGGCACGCCGGGCGCCGACTCGATGATCCCGCCATCCTTGTAGAATCGGAACACGTTGGCGCTGGCCTCGATCACATAGGTTTGCACGGTCGAGAACTGGAACGGCAGCAGGCGGATCTTGCCCGCCGGCGCCTTGCCGATGAAGGCGAAGCCGGGCCGGTTCGTGGCGCCACCGTAGAGCTGCGCGATAAAGTTGCGCATGGTGCGCGCACTGGTCTGGTAGCGCGCCAGGTCAACGCGCCCGTACAGGCTTGGGCTCAGTTCGCCGCCGGTAAAGCTGGCCTGGATGATGGACGAGCCCATAATTAAAACCTCGCCCGGATAAATTCGGATTCGGGCGGATTATCTTCCTGTTCCTGCTGCAAGTCCGAGGCCGCCGCCGAATTAAATGCGGCCTGCGCCATTTTCGCGGCACGGTCGGCCAGCTGGGTCGACACCGCCAGCGGCATCGCGATCTCGGCCGCCAGATACCACGACAGGGCGGTCACAAAAGAAGGCGCGAAGCGGTTCGGGTCGGTGACGCGCTCGGTGTAGATCAGTTCGGCGTTTTCCTGGTCGGTCAGGATCACGGTCTGCTTGCCGTCGGATCCGATCTCGAACGGGATGCGCGATTCGGAGGGCAGCATGCGCATGCCCGGCATGACGAGGCGGCGGGCGGCGATGCAGTCGGTCGGCACCTGGTAGGCATAGAGCCAGTTCGTGATCGCGGAAGTCGTTTGCGCCAGTTTCACGCGGCGGCTGGCGAAATTCCACTCCAGGCTTTCCAGCAGGTTGTCGCGCACTTGTTCGAAGAACAGGGCGCAGATATTGGCCTCCTTGCTCTTTTCGTTCGGTGCGGCGATGAATTGGGACACGCCGATATGGGCGAGCGCGAGATTGCTAATCTGGACTTGGGACGATGCCATGCGTGGGCTCAATGTGACGCGAGGGCCGTAGCCCCCACATGGTTTTAAATTAGATCACGTCGGCGTTGGCCGTGCCGGATTCGGCAGGCTTGTCGACGGGTTCGGCTTTTGGCTTCTTCGGCGCCTTCGTGTCGACAGCTTCCATCCAGGAGCCAGGCTTGCCGGCATACTCGAACTGTTCGCCCGGCTCGATCATGCGGCCGTTGGCGAAACCGCAGGCGGTTGCGATGTAGGTTTTCATGTGGGATCAGGAATAAGTGGAACAACCGGCGCCCCGTTCAGGCGGCGCCGGGCCGGTCAGCTTAGACGGTGAAGCCCGAGCCGTAAACCTTCGACATCTGAATGTCCTTGACGATGGCCGAGGTGAAGGCGCCAGTGGTCAGGGTAGCCGTGCCGACGCGGTAGGCGACACGGATATAACGGCGGCAGCCGACCGGCAGGCGCACCGGCTTGGAGTAGCCAGCCACCAGCGACGCTTTCGGGATCGCTTCGGTCATGCCGATGTCGGCGAAGGTGGCGTTGTCGGTCGAGGTCTGGATGACGAACTGCACGGTGGCAGCGCCGGCCGAAGTGACCGCTTGCGGGACCGCGAACAGGACGTGTACGCCCTCGCCGATGCCTTCGTCGGAATCGACGAGGGTGTCGATCACGTTGGTCGAGGCGGTATCACCCAGGGCGGTGACGACTTGCGCGTCCGAGAACTGGCTCAGGGAATCGATAATCATGGTGCTTGTTTCCTCTCAAGGAACCGCCGGCATCAAGCCGGCGGGTACTGCATTATTAGGCGACGACGGCTTCGGTGTTGAGCAGCTGGTCGACGGTGCGGATCGGGATGCCGAGGAAGGAGGTCTCGAACTGGCCGAGCGCTTCCGAGATCGACAGCACGTTCTGCGACTTGTTCAGCGCCAGAATGTTCAGGTACGCCTTCACGGTGCGGTTGACGTAGAACACAGGCTTGCCCATGCCCATCGACGGGATCTTCGCCATCGCGACAACCATCTGTTTAATCAGGTTGGTCGCCACGGTGTCGGCTTGCGTGCCGGTGCCGGCTTGCAGGTCAGACACGTCGATGTTGGCGATGCGAACGACATAACGCCAGTCGCGCAGGCTGATACCGACCTTCCATTGCCAGTGGTCGGCGTAGGCGCGGAAACGCTTGCCGTTGGCATCGAATTCGTCGATCAGGCCCAGATCTTCGTGTTGCAAGCCAGCTTTCGAGCCCTTCGGGAAGATGCCGTGTACCGTGTTCGGACCCCAGCACACCAGCCATACGGAGGTGTTGTCCGCGCCGACGCCGCCGGCGTTAAGGACGTTTACGCCGTTCTTCGCGGTCAGCGAGTTGTAGCGTGGCGCCAGGCCCATCGGGCGCTCGGGGTTGATCGACGAATCGTTGTACAGCATCGCCGAGGCCATGCCTTCGTTCATCGCTTCGAGGAACGCTTGCGCTTCCGACAGGCGGAAGGCGGCGCCGTTGCCATTCAGTTCGGCCACGTCCTTGTCGACCGCTGCGCGCGCTTCGAGCATGCCGCACGAGTCGTCGACCTGTGCGCGTTCCGACTTGCTCGGATCGACGCCCTGGTACAGCTTGCGCCAGGTCGAGGTCGGCAGGCCGGTGCGGACCGTGGTGCGGTGGCCGGTCGGCAGGTTGCCTTCGATGAAGGGCATGTCGAGCAGGATCTCGTTCGTCTGGTTCAGCAGTTCGACGACGGTGGCGGTCTTGCCGTCCGGGTCCAGCGATTTTGCTACGTCGAGCAGGGTGGGGTTCTTGGTGCCGAGGGTTGCCATTAAGGGCTCCTAATTAGGGTTATTTGCCGTACAGAATTTCAGCCGCCGATTTGCCTTGCCCGCTCGCGTTGGTGCTGGAGTTGACAAAACTATCGTCGGCCATCGCTTTCCCGATGCGAGCGAACACGCGCACCAGCTCAGGGTGATTGCCCAGGCCCATCCCTTTCGGGTTGTCGGCACTCGGGTATTCCAGCAGCGCTTTCAGTTCGGGCGAGGCGAATTTCGTCATCGCGCGTTGCGCCGCCTGCAAGCTGCCTTGCAATGCTTCGCCGCCGACTTCCTTGTCCGCCTTCACGTCCGTAACCCACGTTTCCAGCTGCGCCGTCCATGCGGCCTGCTGCGTTTGCGCCAGTTGCTGCGCGACTTTCGGCATCATGGTTTCAACGAGCTTGTTGGCCTGGTCGTTCGTCAGGTCGAGCTCACGCGCGAGTGGCGTGAATTCGTCGACGAGCGCCTGGTCGAGCTTCTCAAAACCTTCCGGTGCTTTCAGTTCGTAGCTTTCGGGCGCCTTCGGTGCCGGCTTGTCGTCCTTCGCCTCGTCGGCCGGCTTGTCGCCATCCTTCGGTGCGTCGTCGGTCTTGCCCGCCTCTGGCGTGGTTGCTGCCGGGTCCTGCTGTGGCGCCGCGGCTGCGGGTTGCCCCGTCAGCAGGGACGCCGGTGCTGCCTGGTCGTTGCCTTGAGCCGTGGTGTCGGTGTTTTCCTGCACGGCAGTCTGAGCGCTATCGGCCATCGAGAATTCCAATATGATGAGATTTAGCCACTATATACCATAAATCGGACCGGATCAGGCAGAATGTTGCACCAGATCGTCGTTGCGCGCCTCTTTCATCATCAGCGCGAGCGCATCCGGGTCGATCTCGGCGAGCATTTGCAGGCCGATATTCCGGGCGCCCTCGTTGAAAAACGTGGTGCTGTTGCCGGTGAAACTGGTCTTGAACACGCCGCATTGCCCGATCTGGCGCCAGATGTAGCGCCGCCCCTGCGGTGTGGCGAGCAGGAAGGCCAGGTCGTCGGCCTCCCTCTGCGCGATCAGTTTTTCCCTATCCCGGGCGTTGCGGATCTCGCCTTCGTCGCCGGCGTTGGCTTGTGCTTTGCGGGTCATACGGCGGGCGCTCCAGTCAAGCCTTGCATGATGCGCGTGAGCGCGTTATCGGTGCCGGTGTCGGCCTTGGCGAGCGTGGCCGCGCCCTGCGCCGCCTGCTGCCCCATTTCCATCGCCTGCGCCGCCTGCTGCTGCTGGGCGCGCGCCTGGCGGCCCTTGTTGGCGTCTTCCAGCGAGACAAGGAGTTTCGGCGGCACGCCGGTGATCTCGGCATAGGCGTCCATCAACTCGTCGACGTTCAGGCGGTCGAGCGCGTCAGGACGCACCGCGGCCAGGTTGCCGGTGAACGAGGCGAAGCGTTCGACCGACGCGGCACCTGCGAGCTTTTGCGCCTGCGCGATGATCGAGGTGTATTCGACTTTCAGGTCCATCCCCATCAGTTCCTCGGGCGGCGGCGGCAGCATGCCGGCGTCCATCATGCGCTCGAAGGTGATGTCGATGATCGGGGACAGCAGTTCGTCGTTGGTGCGCTCCAGGACCGGCCCCAGTTGCAGCAGCTGCTCGGTTTTCAGCGCGGCGATTTCCTCGGCGGTCCGGGGTTGCCCGTCATAGCCCGACACCATCAGGAACAGATCCTCGAAGAAGCCACGTTTCACGCGGCGTTCGACGTTGGCGATCTCGGCGCCCAGCTCGCCGATGCGCGGGTCGATCTGGTAAGCCGGCGTAAAGCCCTGCTGGCCCTGGTTCACGTCGATGTAGTTGATGTCGCCCGGCAGGATCGAGGCGCGGCGGTTGCGCATCGAGGAAGGCGCGTTCATTGGAGGACGCACCAGCTTGTCGATCGCCTCGGCCTTGCGGCGCTCCATGACTTGCAGCGCGCGCACGTCGCCGAGCGTTTCCATGCCCGGCGAAAAGCCATACACGTCCTCGCCCGTCACGTCCCAGCGCGGCGCCAGGATCGGGAACTGCTCGAACCCCTTCTCACTCAGGCATTTATCCTCGCTGCTGGTTTTCTCGTAGTAGACCGAGGCGAAGCGCTTGAATTTCGAGTCGAGCTTGGAGGCGTCGAACATTTCGTTCGGCTCGATCGCGTGCACGATGTCGATCCAGCCTTCCGAGTTGCCGTTGGCGAGCATGTTCTGCACCGAAGTCGACAGGTTCTCTTTGCCGAAGCGCTGCGCCATCTGGCGCGGCGTCATCGAGAATTCGCGGTAGCACGAATCGACCCGGTTCTGGTCGTTCGAGGCCAGCATGTAGGAGCCGGTCGGGAACGGGTGAAAGCGAATCAGGCTTTTTTCGTCCTCGACCACACCGAGCGCGTGCGTGCCGTACAGGAGCAGGTCGCCGTAGACGGTCGGCAGCGCGTTATATAAATTCGTTTTCAGGAGCAGCGCGCGCATCCTCGTCGTCACCTCGTACAGCCATTCCTTGACCGGGCCCAGTTCGGCCAGTTCAGGATCGGGCGTCGTCAGCTGGAACCACGGCCGCGCGGGGCTCGTGATGCCGCCCATCATTCCGGCGCGCGCGGCGCGCAATGCGAGCGTGGCCGAGTTGTTGATGATCTTGGCGTTTCGCTTGTCGCCCTTGTTGCGGTCGGACGTGAGGAAACGGGCCGAACGGGGCGAAATGTGTTCGTTCAGGTCGCGCCAGTGCGCGATAAAACTCGAACGCTCGTTGTCGAGCTGGCCCCGGCGGCGCTCCATGCGTTTGCGGCGATTGTCGGTCATGTGTGCCTTCTAGATTTTCAGGGTTTCATCGGCGGCGAGCGGGCGCACCTCGCCATTGTCGAGCACGAGTGGCGTGCCTTCGCTGGCCTGCTGGCGGCGCAGGCGGCCGGCCACCAGCACGATCGGGCGCTGGCCGGTGGATAGTTCGTTGTCGCGCACCTGGCGCAGCGTCACGCCGATCAGGACCAGCGCGCGGCGGAATACGGAAGCGAAGGCCAGGCCGGCAGCACCTGCGAAGGAGAGCCCGCCGGCCGTCGCGCGCCCGACACCGCGCCGGACTGTGGCGGCACCGGCGAGCACGACGCCACCGACGGCGGCAACGACGCGCGCCTGCACGGCCGAGGTTTGGGCAATGGCCGCGGCGCCCGACAGGATGAGCCCGCCGGCGACCGTGCGCAGGCGCGAGCGGATCGAACTGGAAGCGCCGGAAAGGGTCAGGCCACCAGCAGCAGCACGCACGCGGCCGCGCATGCTGGCGCCGACGCCAGAGAACAGCAGGCCGCCGGCCGGACTGGCACCACGGCTCGCGATGCGCGCTGCGGCGCCAGCCAGCACGAGACCGCCGGCAGGAATGAAACTGTACGACAGCGCACCGCCGGCGGCGATGGTATCGGCGCGCAGGTTGTCGAGAAACAGCTGGGTCGATGCATTGATGCTGCGCATGCCGACATAGCCAGGCGCAGTATGCGACGTATCCTCGACCGTCACTTGCAGTACGTCGTCGACATACACCGATATGGTCGAGCCGATCATTTCTAGGCGAACCTTGACGGTCGAGCCCGTAACGAACGTGTACGGAGTCGTCGCCAACGAGGTCGCCGTGCCGCCGACATACCGGATCAGGGAAACGCCGTTCGTGGTGTTGACGCGCGCCCAATAGAAATTGATGCCCGTGCTACTGACGCGCCCCATCGGCCCCATTGCGGCGCCGGCGACCGAGGTGGCAGAAATCAGATCGGCAGTTACCGAGTAATCCGCACTCGGCGGCACAACATCAGAGCGGTAATACAGCGCCGCCGTCGAGGTGGAATTATGTTTTGCCCGGCCAGCACTCAAGACGGTCGAGCCAGTGGTCCCCAGCCTCACCCATGCCGGGTTATAGGTATTGAGGGTATCCCCCTCAGCACCTGTGAACTCATCAAGAAGTAGCTGCGTCATTCCAGACTTCCACCTGATCGTCGGCTTCGATGGCGGCGTGTTCGCCCTCGCTTGCCGTCACATTGACCAGGCAATGTGTGCCCTCCTCGGGAAACTGGCCGTAGATCGACCATTTCACGCGGAAGGTGTCGACATACGGGCGGCGCTCGTCGCCTTCGGAGCCATCGCCAATGATGGGGCAGCGGTAGAGGATCGTTATCATAGCGGCGATCAGTCGGCAGAGATTTGGGGGGTCAACTTGAGATTGTCCCCGTTTGCGGCCGGCGTGAAACTTGCGAACGTTTCAGCCAGCACCAGGTCGCCCGTCGTGGCGCGCGTCACGTAGTAGCCGTAAATCGTGCCGTTGGTCGTCAACGCGCCCGTAAACGTCCAGGTCTGCTGGGCGTAGGATGCCGTCGACGGTGCGCCTCCCGTCACCGACCAGGACGCGCCGGTCAGCGTCAATGCTGCATAGCCGGCGCCGGCCGCTTCGGTGTAGCTCGCCGCGGTGTCCGTTTCGGCCGGCGTGATGTTGGTGGCAAACAGGCGGTAGACGAGGTTTTCCGGCGCCTGCTTGTTCACCAGGTAGGCCAGGGCGATGACTTCGCCAGTGTTGGGGACCATGATCGTCATGCTGCACTCCGATGCTGGTAGCCCAGCGCATACAGGGATTCAAAGGGCGGGCGGCGCTGCTCGGGAATGTCCTCGATGTCGGCCTGCTTGAGATCCTGCGCGCGCGCCAGCACGATCGCCGGCACCGCCTGATCGTTCTCGCCCAGTTCCATCAGGGTCGAGCCGTCCGGCTTGATGCGCGTCACTTCGGCCACGCCCTCGGCGCTGCACCCGGTCAGGATGCCGATCGAGGCGTCTTTCAGGCGCACCCACATGCCAGGGCGCAGTTCGGCCGCCGTCAGCGCTTGTTTATCGAGCACGGCGCGGCGCGGGACCGCAATGACGCCCTCGGCGCTTGGCGCGGGTTTGGGCGCAGCTTGCGCGCGGCCGAGCAGTTGATTGATGAATTGCATGGGGTTCCTTATAGGGTGATCGGAATCGACGGCTGGAACAGCAGGTCGGTGGCGGACAGTGCGCGTCCGACCGGCATGACGACGTTGCCGGCCGCATAGGCGCCGGCCTGCGCCGCGGTGGCGAGCGCGCCCGGCGTCGTGCTCAGATAATAGGTGGCGCCCGGCGTCAAGCCAGCCAGGCCAGAGAGCACGTTGCCGGTCAGCTTCACCGCAGCGGTCGCGCCGGATCCGGTCAGCACGGCGACAAAGCCGATCGCTTCCTTGCCCTCGGCGATGGCGTCAGCCTTGGCAACGGTGCCGTCGGACTTGATGTACACCAGTGAGCGCGCCGGCAGCGCTTCGGCGGCAGTTGCCTGCATGGCGAGACTGGAGCCGCCCACCGCTGCAACTGCACCGGACGGCAGGCGCAGGCCAGTCAGGTCGTCCGTAAACGTCGGGAAATAGATCTCGTCGCCATCGGCTTCCTTCATGCCGACCGGGCGCCCCGAGTCGTCGACCAGGAACGCCATCTGCGCGAGGCGGTGATTGCCCATTACGCGCCCAGCAGGGATTTAAGCGCGGTCGGTGCAGCGGACGTGTCGCCCTCGGCGCCGGTCAGCATCGTCGACTTCTTGCCGGCGGCCGAGCTGATGCGGCGCCGCTCGCGGTCACGCGCGGCCGTCACTTCGGCCATGTTCTCGGTCGGTGCCGGCGGTGCCGGGGTCGGTGCGGCAGGAGCCGGGGGAGTTGAGCCACCCATGCACATAGCGTTCTCCAGTGGTATTAATTGCGATGGTGGAATAATACCACCGTATATATCCTATGAATACGGATCGTATTCGACCTGCATGCCGCCGCCGCTTGCGCGCCCGCCCGGTTCGAGCTTGTCACGCAACACTTCCTCTGCCGACCGGGGCATGATTGGAAAAGCGAAAGTAAGCCCCAGCGCGTCGGCCAGGTCGGGCGATTCGCCGATCTCCTCGCGGATTTCTTCCTTCTCCGTCAGGCGGAACTTGTCGCCTTGATAGCGATAGGTCAGCGCGCACAGTTCGATCTCCAGGTCCGGTATGTCGGGCAGGGCGCCGCCGTCCTTCTTGATCCACTCGGCCATTTCGAACGCCATCTCCGAGCGCTTGTTGAAATAGCGCGGGTTCAGCGCGCGCCCGGCGAACTGCACTTCATGCACGACATAGCCGAGCTGGCGCAGGCGGTCGATCACGCCGGCACCATAGCCACCCGTGCCGTCGACCATGATCGCGTCCGCGCCCCACTTGTCGGCCGCTTGCGCGACGATCGTGGCGATCTGCATGGTGTCGGGGATGCGCAGGATCTTCGGCTTGAAGGCTACCAGGCCCTGCCGCGGGAAGATGACGGTGCGGTCGTTGCCCTGGCGAGCGACGTCGACGCCGAGGATCTTGGCGGCGTGGCTGTACTGGTTCGGCGTGTAGTGGCGCTGGGTTGCCTTTTCGTAATCCTCCGGGCCAAGGAGCGCATTGGCGGCTGTTTCCGGAAACACGCCGCGCACCCGGACGCGCACGAAGTCGGAATCCTCGCCATAGTCGGCCACCCACTTGTCCAGCTGCTTCTTGTTCGTCATCTTGACGGTGCGCGAGTCGATCTGGCGCGTGAACCAGCGATGGCGGAAGCGCCGGAAGCAGTCGCGGAAGCGGCCGGTGTTCTTGGTCGGGTTGCCGAAGCAGCACCAGATGATCTCCGTTCTCTCGTCGGTCAGCGCGCCTTCTGTGACTTCCCAGATCATGTCGGCAATGGCGGACGCCTCGTCGAACACGATCAGGATCCGCTTGCCCTGGTTGTGCAGGCCGGCGAATGCTTCGGTATTTCTCTCGGACCAGGGCACCATATCGATGCGCCAGGTCTTTTCGTGGGCCGGGTCTTTCGAGAACAGGGCGGTAGCCGTCAACTCGAACCAGTCGCGGCAGATGCACAGGCGGAACCACTTTGCCACCTCGGCCCAGGTCTTCGTTTTCAGCTGGTTCTCGGTGTTGGCGGTGACGACGCCCTTGGTATCCTCGAAGGTGGCAAGCGCCCAGATGATGATCCAGGACACCAGCGCGGACTTGCCGATGCCGTGGCCGGAGGCGACCGCGACCTGAATCGCCTCTTGCGCGGTCAATTCTCCGGCGCGCAGCTTTTCCCCAAGGTGGGACAGGATGCCGCGCTGCCAGTCGTCGGGGCCATCAGGAAACGCGGTCAGTTCTCCCACGCCCCACTCGAACGCATACAGCACGAACCCGAGCGGGTCATGCTGGAAAGCGATGATGTCTTCGATCAGCGCGTCTTCTAATTCCCGCTTGCTCGTCATGCGCTTACTTCCCGCACGGCGCCGGCTCGCATTTCACCAATGCGCCGCCGGCCTTGAAGTCGGGCGTGTTGCTGCCGGCGCCACAGCCAGCGAGCAGCACCAACAAGATCAAGATGGCGCGTGTCATTTGGCCGGCATCCAGCATGTGATCTGACTCCCGCGAATCTGGTACTTCATTCCAGCCTCATCGCACGCCTCGATGATCTTCACGGCGGTCTTGTGCGGAATGTCCGGGGAGCAGCCAGCGAGCAGCACCAGCATCAGGACGATGCGAACGATGCTCATTTGAATCCGATCGTGACGTGATGCGCGAGCCAGATGCAGCCCTCGATCAGCAGCCAGCCGAGAGGCGCGGCGATCAGAGCCACGACAACGACGACCGCGACGATCAGGCCGCCCAAGTCCAGATTCATGTACCCGCGTTGTTTGCGCATCATGCAAGCTTCGGCGCGGCGTAGATCATGCGGCGGAACTTGTCGGCCGTGCTCGAGCCCTTGCTGGCGGCGACGATCATCTTGTCGGTGGCGTGCTCCGGGACCGCGTGCCAGCCTTCGGGCAGGTTCAGGTGCACGTGCAGGCCGGCGGTGCGCAGGCGCTCGTTCTCGGCCGTCAGGATCTGGACCTGCTTGCTCAGTGCTTCGATGCTCATGCTTTCCCCTTTGCGCGTTCGCGCGAGCGTGCCATGCGTTCAGCCAGGCCCGATGAGTCGGTGAATTCGATCTTGTCGGTGAACAGTTTCAGATGCCGGCCCAGGTCGACCAGGGCGCCGCGTTTATCCGCGAGCTTGATTTTCTTGGTGTAGCCGACGAATTCGCGCTCATCGCCGGATCCGCGGTATTCCTCCAGCACGTCGAGCCCGGCCACAGCGGCGGCGGTGTCGTCGTCAAGGTCCTGGATCGAGACCGGCGAACCATCCGGCGCGAACAGCTTGCGCGGGTCGAAGAAGGCCATTTTCGCCAGCTCGGCCAGCACGCGGTCGGCCGTGATCTCCAGCTTCTCGGCGCGTTTTCCCATCGCTTCCTGTATCGCTTTGGCAATAATAGGTTTGGATAAGTTTTCCGATCCGATCTCTTGTGCCGTTTTGGCGCTGTAACCCGCACGGATGGCCGCCTGCGTGGCGTTCAGGTCAATCAGGTACTCCCGCACGAAAGCGGCCTGCTTTGGCGTCAGCGGCTTCTCAGTCGTTGACATGATCGAACACCCAATCGTTGAGCGGCTGGTCGAGTGCCCATGCGTAGATCAACAACATCGCACATGCAGCCAGGACGGCGAGCAGCCACACGCCGAACGCGGTAATGACGAGCGGGCAGAACTTGAGCACGAACCAGCACAGGGCCAGCACGGCGGTCGAGATCAGCATGGCTGCGGCAATGCGAACGTAAAAATTCTTCATGTTGCGATTTCTCCATCATCCAGTGGAAAAGAAAGCGCCATTCCTGGCGCGGTGGCGTTAAGCGCCGTACTTGCCTGCGGTCCAGAGGGCGACGCGCTCGCGGGCCTCCTGGTCCAGTTCGATCATCATGCGGCCGATCGCGGCGATGGTGTCGCCTTCCCGGTCGCTGGTGTCGCGCGGGGCCTGGCGTTCTTCCAGTGCGGCGCCGCGGACGTTGGTTGCGACTTTGATGCTTTCGATCAATTCGACTTCAGGGCTCAGGTTCAAGTCTCTCTCCGGTGGATGATGGTGTCAAACTCTAGCATGCGGGAAACGCTTTGTTGCTGCGGCGTGCGCTTTTGTCATCGCGGGCGCCAATCGCGGGGCTGTTCTTGTAGGAGCGGCGCAACATGGCGTTGTAGGACTGTGCCGCGCGTGCCGCTTTTATACGCACAATCCCAATGCGATGGTGTTATATTTATTTTACTAATTTCAAGCCCACAAGAGGATGCCATGAGAGAACAAGTTACGCAAGGAAAGATTAACAAGAACTGGTTCCTGGCCCGGATGCAGGAGCGCCACTTGTCCATGCGTGCGCTATCGAAGCATTTAGGACGGGATCCGGCGACGATGAGCCTGGTGCTGGCCGGGCAGCGGCGCGCGACGCCGAGCGAAGTGAACGACATCGCGCAGCAGTTGATGGTTCCGACGGCGGAAGTGATGCGCAACCTTGGCGTGGACGTGACCGATGGCGTGCGCCGGGTGCGCTTGGCCGGTGTCGTCGAGCGCAATGCGACCGTGACGCTGCGCCGGGTGGGCGAGCCGGTGATCGGGCCGGCGGACTTGCCCCATGATGCCGTCGCGCTGCAATACCATACAGTCGGCTCGGACCTGCATCACCTGGACGGCTGGCTCGCGTTCTTGTCGGAGCGGCATGGCGCGCCCGAGCTGGCGCTGGGCTGCATGGCCGTCATCACGGGAGTCGATGGCGTGCTGCACATGGCGACGCTGGAGCGTGGCTACCAGGCGGAGAAGTACAACTTGATGTTTGCCGGCGGGCGGCTGATGGAAAATGTCGCGGTGGCGTGGGCGAGCCCGGTATTGTGGCTGAAACCTCGCGGGTAGTTGGCGCCGGGCGGCCTTCCATGGCCGGATTCCTTGGGTCAATAATCATCCCGCACGGTGGCGTTATAAAAATTTGCCGACCACCGCCCGGCGCCATTGCCAGTATGCCAGAGGAAACAACCCCAGTTTCCCCCGAAACTCTGAGTTTATGCCGGGATTGGCTGTTCAGATAGGGGTTGTTTCCTCTGGCGAACCGGATATCCTGCTATGGCAAGAGCCAGGTCAAGAGGCCCACCATCACCAGCACAGCGGCCAGCACCAGGCGCGCGGCAAAGGCGAGGCGGTCATTCTTCGTGCGCCGTGGCGCGTAGGGGATCGATTGCGGTTTCGTCCTCATGCGGTTTCCTTCTTGCGCTGCGCGCTCTTGTAGTTGTAGATCGAATTCGGGCGCACGCCCACCAGTTCGGCCGCCTCGCTCATGCTCACCCCCTCGGCCATCAGTTCGAGCGCCCTCTGTACCCGCGTCGGCCCGGCGGTCAGGCGCCGGCATTCCGGGTCGATCGTCAGCGCCGATTTGGACAGGCCGGTCAGGCGCGCGGCCTCGGCCTTTGTCTTGGCCTTCCCGCTTGCCAGCAGTTCTCGCGCCCGCTTCATCCGTTTGGATATTCCCATGCCCATGTCTTACCCCGCCAGCGCCACGGATTCGGCCCGCGCCTTCTCCGTTTCCTCGGGCGACACCTTGAGCGGCGTCACGACGACAGGCCGGGAAAACATGGCCTTTGCCATCTGCCTGGCCTTGAGCAGATTCTCGGCGCGTACATGCTCGACGATCATCCCGTCGTACCACACATTGAATTCCGGCATAGCATCCCCGCCCGTCGATATGTTAATAGTTGATTATACGTCAGGTTGACGCATGAACAGCGGCATTTTATCGGCCCAGCGCTGGCGTTTTTCCACCACATCGGGCGCAGCAGGGGCGAAGTCAAAGCAGTTCCTCGCCATCCGTACCGAGACAAAGTGCGGCAGCTCGGCCGCGGCGCACCAGCCGAAGCCGTTCTTGGCCTGCTCCTCGTACTTCTTGAGGTCAAGCCCGGCGCACTCGAGGCAGGTCACGCCGCGGCTTTCGATCTTCATGCCTGCATCGCCCGGTCGATGCGCGCGCCCAGCCAGGCGAATTTCGTCACCGCCCAGCTGTTCCCGAGCGCCTTGTAGCGCGGCCCGTCCGCTGCCATGCGCGGCGCGGCGCGGCGGTCGCCGGTCTTGGCACTGCGGCGGTCGGGCAGCGGGATCAGCGTGTAGTCGTCGGGGAAGCCTTGCAGGCGCTCGCACTCGCGCGGCGTCAGGCGGCGAACCGCCATACTCGAGAATATGCCCGCCTTTTGCGAACAGGTCAACGATGCTGCCGTGTGCTCATCGAACCGCATTTGATCCACTTGCGCATCCACATGGAACGACAGCACTGGCGTTGCCACGATCGGCTGGCCGCGCCCGGTGCCATCCTCGCTAGCGTCGAATCCTTCCGCCTTGAGGGTATGGGTGATGTCGCCAGTGACGCATACGGTCGGCGCTGGCGCCACGATCATCGATTCCGTTTCGTAGTCGATACGGCCCATGCCGCCAGCGTTCAGGCAGTGACTGATGGCCGGGGCGTAGACTACAGGCTGGACGTATCCGCTACATGCTTCGTCGGATCCCGGGAAGCCACCGCCTCCAGTGCGGCTTGCAAGGGTGCCGGCAGTGTCTTGCCCCGGTTGCCGGCGCGGCGCAGAATCCCGGCGCACGCCGTCGAACTCAAAAAGTACTGCGGCGGGATCGAACCCGTCTCGAGCACTTGCGACAACGAGCACACGGCGGCGTCGTTGGGCCAGGCCGAAGTATTGGGCATCGAGGACGCGCCACGCGACTGTTCTTTCGGGGCCAAACACACAACCCGCGTCCGTCCATTTATCCCCTGACGGGACGAGCGGATCATCTTCTCCGGCAAGTCCAGCCAGGAAGCAGCCGAAGGCGTTGTCTTTGGTGCTGAGGACGCCGGGGACGTTTTCCCAAACGATGACGGCAGGAAGAAGTCCAGTTGATTTTCGTCGTGCATCAATTTCATTTGCGATCTCGCAGAAGGTCAGGGAAAGGTTGCCGCGTGCGTCGTCCAGGGAATTGCGCAGGCCCGCAACGCTGAATGCCTGGCATGGGGTGCCGCCCGTGAATACGTCCGGGGCCGGGACAAAGCCGTCGCGCACCAGGTGGGCGATCTTCGTCATGTCGCCCAGGTTCGGCACGTCGGGGTAGTGGTGCGCCAGCAGCGTGCAGGGAAACGGCTCGATCTCGGCCAGCCATGCCGCTTTCCAGCCCAGCGGGTTCCATGCGACGCTGGCCGCCTCGATGCCGCTGCACACGCTGCCGAAGGTGACGGCGCTCATGCGATCACCCGGCGCCGGCCATCTTCCCCGATCTCGGAAATGATGTTTTCCTCGACCAGCATGCGCATCAGGTTCGCCGCGCGGCCGATGTTGATGCCCAGCTCGCGCGCCAGGCCGGCGGTTGAGGGGTCGTCATCGCGCCGCACGTACTGGAGCGCGTGTTCGTGGAACGGATCCGGGTCGACGGTGGGAATGTATTTTTTCAGCATGGTCTCTTTCGGTTATGGTTTTTTCGGCTGGTCGATGCCCAGCGCCATTTTTGCTTCCTTGACCTGGTGCGCGCTCAGGTCGGAACACTTGCGCTCGTCGCGGTACATGATCTGCTTGGCCCAGGCCAGGTGATCGCGCCCGCCGACAGCGTTGTACGGGTGCGCGCTCTGCGCTTCGGTGCGGTAATCTGCCATGATTTTCTCCGGTTATTGGCGGCGGAAGCTCGGCCAATCGAACGAACACACGAACGAATTCTCATGCAGGCGGTCGTCGACGCGCGTGCCGACGAACTCGGCCAGGCCATTGAACGACTGGTTGGTGATGACGGCGACCGGCTTTTCTTCGTTGTAGCGGCGGTTAATTACTTCCGTCAGCAGCAGGTTCGCCGAGTCGGTGTCGCGCTTGGCGTCGATCTCATCGAGGATCAGCAGGTCGAATTGTACGAAGCGCAAGATCTCGCCTTCCTCGCTCTTGCCGTCGACGCCATACGACGACTGGATCTCGGCGATCATCTGCTTGGCCGTGCAGTAACGCACCGTGATCGAATGGTTTTTAATCAGCGCCTCGGCCAGCTCGGAAGCGAGCAGTGTCTTGCCGGTGCCGACCGCTCCCACAAGCACCAGGGCGGCCCAGGAGCGCTCCGCCGTGATCGTATCGCTGAACGCCTTGACGATGCCGCGCACGGCCTTGTGGGCGGCCGTGGTGGCCTTGAATCGCTCGCCCCGATACTTCTTCGGCACCTGCGACACATGCAGCAGCCATTCGGTGCGTTCTTCGCGGCGCCGGATATCCTCGGCGTGCGAGTGGGCGATCATCGAGCACTCGCTGCAACGCCATTCGGTGAACTCGACCGTGCGCGGCACGTACATGAAGCGCTTGCCATGAATCGGGCACTCCCCTTCGTGCGCGGTCATGCCGCCGAACAGCTTGCTTGCCAGATCTTCAAAGTGTTCCATGTGCTACCCCTAAAATTCAATTTCGCCGTCAGGAATGACGATTCTGTGTTTCTTGATGCTGGCCTCGGCCGCCGCCCTGGTGCTGCTATGGTCGATGCCGGACACGTTGAACTTGGACCCGGCCGCCGCGCCGTTGCTGCCACCCTGGCGCCGGTCAGTTGCCACCCACTCCGCCTTGAACCCACTCCACCCCCGCGAGCAGCAGACCCGCAGCGCGTCGCCCAGGCTCATGCCGGCAAGCTCGGCCTGCTTGGCGATCTCTTGCATGGCCGTTACCGTGACCGTCGCCCGCTTCTTTGCGCGCAGGGCCTTGAAGTCGGAAACCACTTGCGCATCAACCCCAGGGAACAAGTCGGCATCGCCGGCAGGCGGTGCGCTTTTGTTCTTCTTTGATTTCTGGTTATTGGTTATTGGTTCTTGGTTATTGGTTGGTTGCCCTTCCGTTGACGTTCCGTTGGCTTCCCGTACCACGTCCGTTAAACGTCGGTTCAACGACCGTTCAACGTCCGTTGGATTTTCGTTCAACCGGCGTTCTTCTCCGGTAGGACTTACGTTCGGCGCTAGTGCAGCGGCCTTGCGTTCGGCGCGCGCCTTGGCCGATGCCTGGCCGGCGAGCGAAGCCTGGTTGATGTTCTTGCGGTAATCGGCAATGACCTCCTCGCAGCGCTCATGGAACCAGCCGAGCGGCGTTTCGATGAAGAACTCGGCCAGGACTGCGGTGACGGCAATCTTTTCGTCATCCGTGCGCGCGACCACCTTGCGGCACAGCGCCAGCAGGTCGGCCGTCAGGGCTTTTTCCGTGTCGTAGTAGAGCAGGATCAGGTCGACGTAAATGCTGCGCTCGATGCGGGTCAGGTGCCGCGTCGCCCGGTCAAAGTCGCCGATGTGGAATGGAAAATAATTCATGCGTCAGGCCGCCAGTGCCTCGCCGGCTTCCAGCGCGACGAACTTCGCCAGCAGATCGGCACGCGATGGACACAGCACAGCCGCACGCAAGGCGCCATCTGTCGCCGCCTCGATCAGCAACGCAAATTCAAGGCCAATCGGATAGTTTTCGCGCTGCGCCATCTTGCACAGGTTCGGCGGATTGATCGCGGTAGCGCGCGCCACTGCCGCCATGCGGCCGCGCGAGGCGGCAAAATAGGCGCGCATGGCTTCCTTGCCGGCCAACTCTGCCGCGACAAGCTCCGGGCTTTTCGGGATAAAGTTCGCTGTCGAACCTCGGCGATATGGCATGATTTATTTCCTCACAAGTTAATTTAAGAGGAAATAATAATACCATCTTTCTGTCCTGATGGCACAATATTTATTGCCTGATAGACGTAAAAAAGCCCGCACGCGGCGGGCCGGGTTCAGCCGACGAGATCGAGCTGGCGGGGATCGACTTCGACGCGGACATAGATCGCCACGTCGCCGAACTGGTCGACCGCATCGCAGTCGCGCAGGCCGCGTTTTATCGCCTCGGCGCAGGCGCTCACGCAGACCTTGGCCGGCTGGCGCTCGAAGGCGCAGCCGCGGCAGTTGATGCCCTCGTTCTTCTCGTCGTCGGCCAGCGGGCGCAGCTGGACGCCGAACAGGATCCGTTTAGGGTCGAGTGCCACGCTTTGCCTCCTTCAACCGGTTCAGGTAATCGACCTTCATCGCTTTCAGTTGTTCGATCGTGTACTTGCGCGGATCCGTGTCGGATTCCAGCAACTCCACCGCGCGGATCCCGATGCGCTCGATCAGGCCGCGCCGGAATGCAAGCTGGTTGCCGCTCAGGTGGACATTGCACGGCATGCACTGCAATGCGATGTTCGCCTCGACCAGCGCCAGGTGCGGGTGGGATCCGCGCGACAGGAAGTGGCCGGCGTGGTTCTGCCCCTGATGGTGCCGGCCGCAGGAAACGCACGGCTTGCCTGCATCGCGCACTTCCCGGATCCAGCGGTTGAGCACCGCCTGCGTCTCCTTGAAGTAGTCGGCGCGGCGCTTGAGCTTTGCCAGCCCCTGCTGCCGCTCGCGCTTCTCGGCGCGCGCCTTCTCGCTGGCGACGAACAGTTCCGCGCAGGCCGGCCCGCACGTCTTGTGCGTCATTGACCGCGGCTCGAACGGTGCGCGGCAGGTCGGCACAGCACACTTGCGGATCCGGCGCTTTGGCTCTGCTACTGGCTTGGCCGTGCGCTGCATGGGCGCCTTGGCGCGCAGCGGCGTCTTGCGTTGAATTTCCGATCGCTTCATGCCGCTGCCTTCGCGCGTTGCCTCGCAAGTTCTGCTTCATTGGCCGCGCGCAGCCGCTCGACGGCTATGCGTTTGAGCTTGATCCGGTTCAGGCGGTTGAACAGCACCAGCCAGGCCGCCCCGCCGCATACCTTCGCCGCGAGCTGGAGCGCGAAGATCTCCGGCAGGAAGGCGCCGAACGCGAGCGCGGGGAAGATCAGCGAATCGACCGCCCCGCCGGCCAGGTTCGAGCCATGCACGCGCACGGCCTGGCTTTTACGGCGCAGTAGCGCGAACACGGCGCCGTCGACAATGGCCGACGCCGTAAAGGCCAGCGCGGACGCCAGTGCGATCTGGCCGGCGGCCGGGTTCAGCAGGTACGACACGGCGCCGGCGATGGCAACCAGCGCCAGCATGCGCGGCCACAGGTGCTTGCCTTCCCATGCCTCGTGCAGCGCGTCGCGCAGCGTCAGGTCCAGACCGATCAGGAAGAAGGCGATCATGGGCGTGGCGACCGGTCCAAGGGCCGCGACGGTCAGATTGGCGGCGATCAGTGCGGCGATATAGAGGAAAGACAGTTTCATGGGTTCCTTAAAAAAGCGATTGTTGCGGAGGTTGATAAAAAATGCGGTTGTTGATGCGGTCGGTAAAAGTTTTCGCTTCGGTCCAACAGTTGCCGTTCCTGCCCTGCTTGCGCGCCGAAAAACTCCAGGCCATCGAGTCGGCTGTGTGCAGCAGGTCGGTGATGTAGGGCGAGGACAGGGCGGTCGATTTCAGGCCGAAGCCGTGCAGCCGTAAATCCGGCCGCTCGTCCTTGATGGCGCGCAGCACCCGATAGATCGCGTTCGGGTCGCCGTTTCTCTTGCAGACCGAACCGACGCCGACCCACATGCCAGGTTTTAAGCGCTCGCCGTACTGGCGAATGTGCGACACATAGTCTTGCGGGTCGAACCCTTGCAGCACGGGCAGGATCAAGACGCCGCCCGTATCGCAGGCAATCAGATCGTCGTAACGCTCGATCGTCATGGCCTGGTGCTCGGGGATCGTCTTGCCGGTCAGTTTCAGCATGTGGGCTTCGCACATGTAATCCTGCGCCACGGCCGCCAGCAGCTCGCCATTGTCCTTCCAGCGTTTGATCTGCTCGGCGTATTCCTCGACACCATCCGGATAGCCGCCATGCGTCAGGATCGTGGTGAACGCGCCGCTGTCCATGATCCACTTGCCGACTTTAAAACCCGACTTGCGTTTTTTCAGGCGGTTGCGGCTAATGAAGGAAAATTCAAAATGCTGCGCGTCCGACGGCTGGTGCAGGCCCGTGTAGAAATCCATTTATGCAGCCACCTGTGCCGCGCCAAAAAACAAGCGCTCGAATTCGCCAGGCCTGGTCGTGCATGTCCAGTCGCTCACGAACCGCTGCTTGACGGGCGCGACCTCGATTTCCTTCTTTGTCGCGCGCTTTTTCGGCACCACGTACCAGCGCGCCAGCAGTTCGCCCGGCTCGCGTTCGCTTCTGACCAGACCGGCATTGCGAAGGCTTGTCAGGCAGACGCCGGCGTTCATCACGTCGATGCCGAACGCGTTGCGCAAGTCGTGCGTGGTGCATTCGGGATGGGCGCGCACGAAGGCCAGGACGCGCGCGCGCTGGGTTTCGTTGGCCGCTTGTGTGTATTGGTTTGCCATGCTCAGATTCCCAGTGCAGAAGCCCATGAGGCGGGCGGTTTGTTGATGAACGTGCGCGGCGCGCGGGCCGGCGTGCCATTCTTTCGGGCTTTGGCGCGCAGCTTTGCCAGGTAGGCGGCATGCTTGACGGGGTCGGCCTTGATGATCGCCCAGCGTTGCGACATCGTGCGGGAGCCGCGCGGCTTGGCGTCTTTCTTGTTGCCGGCTGCGTAGAGCGGCACGCGCCCGCCATTCTCCAGGTCCAGGTACTTGGCGACATAGATCCGTTTTTCGGCGCCGGTGTCGCCGTGCAGGTGGCGGATATAGTTGAGCATCTTGGTCTTGCTGGCGAACAGTTCGACCTCCATTTCCGCGCGTGTCATGCGCTGCCTGCCGAGCGCGGCGAGCATGCGCTCGACGAACATGCGCGACAGGGCGCTGTCAAAGGTTTCGCGTCCCATCTAAGCGCCCTCCTGCGCCAGTTCGGCGATCACGTTGGTCGTGTTGACGCGCTCGCGGATCCGGCGCTGCACTTCCACATAGGCGCGGTCGACATCGATGGCGCGCACGTTCTCCAGCTGGGCATCGTGGCATTCGAGCGCCGCCCGGATCGCTTTGAGTTCCTCGCCCTTGAGCACCACGCGCTCGGTTCGCACGATGCGCTTGCCTACTTCGAGCAGCGCCTCGCGCGCCGCGATCGTCTGGTCGCGGAATTCGCTGCCGATACCCTGCTCGCACATCACGTTCGCCATGTTGATCGCGCCGACCAGCAGATCCCAGCCTTCGCGCGTGCCCCGTCCCTGCGTCATTTCGTCGAGTGCGCGGTAGGTCTTGATCTGGATGCCGCGCAGGTGCTCGCCGTGCGTGCTGCCCATGCCGCCGAATACGTCGAGCACGTTCTGCGCCACATATTTGCGCTTGTACGCCTTGCGGGTTTTACGGTTGCCGGCCATTTATGCGACTTCCTTCGCGATCATGGCCTTCGCGCTTTTCAGGCTCATTCCGGTCCGGTCGCAGATGCGCACCAGCAGATCGGAATTGACCTGGCGCTTGCCGTGCCGGATCTCGCTGATGACGGAACGGTGCTCGCCCAGCAACTCGGCCAGGTCGCCGTCGCGCTTCAATTTCTTCTTCGTCTTGATGTGGTCAAACAGGGCGCCGGAATTGTCGGCGTCATAGGTGCGGGTCATGGTGTCCTCCAGTGGTTGATTGCCCGAGTATGATGGCATACATCTGTTCACCCATCAAGAAAATAAATTCACTCGTAACGAAAAAATCGCTTGACGCTAAAATTCACTCATGGCAAAGTGTCACCCATCAGCAGCGCACAGGGCGCGGCGAATACTAGAAGAGACAAAATTATGAACCGCAAAGAAATCGACGCCGACACCATCGAATTTGAAGATTTCGTGAATTCGTCGCAGGCAAATGCAATAGGTGACTCCATCGAAGTTCCGATGGCAGGCCCATATACCGCAAAGCGTTTTGTTATCAGCGCAAAAGCCCGCCACCTGACAGACAGCAACAAAGTTGTTATCACCGCACGCGCATTTATCTCCCACGCTGGGCGCGAGCTTAATCCAGTAACTGGCACCGTGAAGCACTGCGGCTCCGTTGTCGCTCATTACATCCACGATGAAGCGTGCGGCCTTCACTACGTTGGCAAGAACTTGGAACAGTCGAGCGCTCCATATTTCTGTGCGGAGACAGCCTTGGAGGCGCTGCGCCAGTTCGCCGCTTAACACCAACCCGCGCCCGCTACGGTGGGCGCCAACCCGAAAGAGACAAAACAACATGAAACTGCGCACCACACACAGCACCATTCCTTATCTGCTTGAAGAGGTCGAGATCGAGCTGCACGCCGGCGGCGCCCACATCGGCAACGCCATCCAGAAAGAGATTCCCGTCACGGTCGACTTCTCGTATACGCCAGGCTACCCGGCGCGCATCACCGCCGACCCGTTCGACAGCGAGCCAGGCTGTGATCCAGAGATCGAGGTCAATGCCGTGCTGCCGACGCTGCAAGCCTTCCTCGAAGTGACCGACGAGGACCGCCCGGCCGGCGCGGCGCTGGTGCTGGACGCCGGCATGTGCATCAAGTACCTGCTGACCAAGGAGCAGATCGAGGCAATCGAAACGGCGATCGACAGCTACATGACCGAAGGGGTGGAACCGTGAGCACGATCACCGTCCTCGAAAACCTGCGCGCCCGGCTGATCGCGGCGCGCGACACATTGCAGACCGATTACCAGATCGACACGCTGGCATCGCACGCCCAGGGCCTGCGTGCCGGTCTCGACATCGGGATACAGGCGGTCGAATGGGAAATCCACACCGCCCGCATCATGGCCGGCGAACAACCACAACAAGGGGAATGACATGCAAGACATCATCGACAACGGCGACGCAATGATCGCCACCACCGCGCAGGCAATCGCCCCGCGCCAGGCCGGCGCCGTCACCCCGTCCGACCTGCTGCGCCACGCGCTCGACTCTGGCGCGGACCTGGATCGCCTCGAAAAGCTGATGGATTTGCAACAGAAATACGAGGCGAACGAAGCCCGCAAGGCGTTCGCCGACGACATGGCGCGTTTCAAGGCCCGCCCGCTCATCATCAAGAAGGACAACCTGGTCAGCTACGGCGAAGGCAAGAACAAGACCGAATACATGCACGCGACGATCGGCAACGTGGTCGACGTGATCGTGCCGGCGCTGGCCGAATTCGGCTTCTCGCACCGCTGGGATCTGGCGCAGCGCGACGGGCAAGTGATCGTTACCTGTGTCATCACGCACCGCCTCGGCCACAGCCAGGAAACGACGCTGATGGCGGCGCCGGATGCGTCGGGCGGCAAGAACGGCATTCAATCGGTTATCTCGGCCAAGACCTATTTGCAGCGCCACACGCTGCTTGCGGCCACCGGCGCCGCAACAATGGACCAGCCCGACGACGACGGCGAGCGCGCTGAACTGCGCCAGATGGCGGCGGAGATGCGCCAGCCAGCCACGAAACACAAGATCGGTGCCAAGGGTTTCGCCGCGGCGCTGGCGGCGATCCAGACCGGCGCCTATACGATGGCCGAACTGGAAGCCAATTACGAACTGACCGATGAACAGCGCGCCCAAGCACTCAACCCGGCAGGTGCCGCGTGATCCGGTTCCGCGCGAGCGCCATTGCCGAAATCATGGCAGACGGGAAGGGCGAGGAATTGTCGGTGGGCGCAAAGACCTGGCTCAAGGCCGTCGCAAAGGAAATGGTCTACGGGTACGAGGAGCAGATCAGCTCCAAGTACATGGACAAGGGCATCCAGTGCGAGCAGGACAGCATCGACCTGTACAACCGTGTGTTCTTCACCCGCCACCAGAAGAACGAGGAACGACGCACGAACGACTGGTTCACGGGTGAGCCCGACCTGATCCTGCCGGGCGCGAAGATCATCGACATCAAAACGGCGTGGTCACTGGCGACGTTCCCGGCCACTGTCGATTGCGTGCAGGCGATCGCCAAGAAATCCGGCTACGACTACCAGGGGCGCGTGTACATGAACCTGTTCGATGTGCCGGAATTCGAGGTCGCTTACTGCATGGTCACGACGCCCGAGGAGCTGCGCAGGTGGGAGCAGGCCGAACTTCACCAGGTGGACCACATCGACCCGGCGCTGCGCGTGACCCGCTACACGATCGAGCGCTGCGAGAAGATCGAGCAGAAGATGATCGTCAAGGTAGAGGCGGCGCGCGAGTACCTGAAAACGGCCATCGACCGGATCATCAACGACCACTAGGGACAATCCATGACCTACGACGAACACGCAGCGCGCGCCAAGCTCGACGCACTGCTGGAACTGCCGGAGAAGCTGGCCGGCGCATCCGCGGCCGCGCTCGATACGGCACTGGCCGAACTGGAGCGGTTCACGCCAGCAGAATCCGAGTTCGGGCCACTGCTGGCGCATGCGGAAACCGTGCTGGCAACGGTCTGCTCGGCCTTGCAGGCAATGCGCGACAAGGCGCAGGAGCGCGAGCCGTGAGCGTGATCCTCGCCCGCCGCACCGATGGCGCATTCGTGCCCGTCGATCAGGCTGGCGCCGACCTGCTGCGCCTGTTGCGCCCGGGCGAGGGTGTCGAAGTCGTGCGCGCGATCGACGTGCGCCTGCACAAGAAGCTGATGGTCCTGTTGCGCTTCGCGTTCGACCATTGGGACGGCCCGACGGACGAGCACCAGGGCGAGCCGGTGCGCCCCAGCTTTACCCGGTTTCGGCGCGACATCGCGATCCTGGCCGGTCACTACGACCGCACCCACCACGAGGACGGCAGTTTCACCCTCATCGCGCGCTCGCTCTCGTTCGACACCATCGACGACCAGGACGAACTCCAGGATATCTACGAGAACGTGCTGGCCGTCGTGCACCGGCGCGTGCTGGCGCGCTACAGCCGGGCCGATCTGGACCGCGTGCTGCGCGAGCTTGAGAGCTTCTAAATAATGGTTGCGCACATAGTATAAACTGAACTATTATGTGTCGATACAAACCACAAGGAAAGAGACCATGAACACCAACCACCGCATTCCTTACCTCGGCCTGACCGACTACGAGCGCCGCGAGTTGCGCGCACGCCGCAGCCAATCCATCGCCATGATCGGTATCGCCCTGTGCGTGCTGATGGTCGGCATCATCGACAAACTGTGAGCCAGTAATGACCGACACCCTACAATCTGGCGCAGAGAGCGCCCCGATCACGATCGTTACTGATGTGCTCGACCTGTTCCGCGCCAGCGGCTTTGAAGTGCGCGAGGACGCCGGGTTCTGCGCCGTGACCGGATCGGTAGACGCCGCCGGCGTGCTGGTCGACTCCGTTCTCGAATATTGCGACGCCCTGGCCCGCCGTGCTACCGCAGCCCCGAGCCAAAACATTGATACACCGGAGTTTCACGAATTGCTTGCTGAATGGGCAAATTACGATGATGCGGCAACTGCGTATTCGTGTGAGCAGTATAAGAGGATTGTTGCCTACATCGACGCTCGCCGTGCTACCGCTCCCCATGCTGCATCCAAGCGAGCAGAGTCGGATAATCGCTACCGCTTCCTGCTGTCTTTCCTGCTAGAGCGCGGCGTCTTAAACCGCTACGACAATGGGGTCTGGCGCCTGCGCGGCATTTACGGTGTCGATGACAGCGGCCTGAAGGGCGCGGGCCGTACGCCCGAGGAAGCGCTGGATAACGCCATCGTTGCGGTGAATCTTGACCCAGTAGCAGCCGATAAGTTTTGGCGGTCGTCTTGCGAAGCTGTGCTAGCTCAGCCCGAGACCGGCGCAGCGGCAGCACTTCGCAAGCTGTGCGATCAACTGGAAGGCATGAAGCGGCGCATGCGTCATACGCCCGGCACCGGCCAGAACCATTCGTACCTGCTGCACGAAGACGTGGAGGCGTATGTTGAGGAAGCGCGCAAGGTCCTTGACGCCCACCCCGCCGAGTCTGCCGTGCCTGCTGTGGGCAGCGCACTGGTAGCGGTAAAAGATGAGCAGCAGCATGGTCATGTATTGCCGCCCGTCGCGGCACCCGTTAGCCAGCGTGAGGCACTCATCACGGCTACGGTCAACTGCGGGCACTCGATCGATGAAAACAAGATCGTGCTGCACAGGGACAAGCGAAAGGATGGTAACGCACTGTCGCAACTGGCCGACCGTCTGGAAGCAGCGGTAGCCAGCCGGGGCCGCAATGGCTAAGGTGCTCACGAAACGGGAGTCGTCCGGCTACGGCAAGGTGTGCGGCATCGGCATTTACGAGCCGCGTGTTCTCTGCATGACGGATGCGCCGCACCTGCCGCGCGTCTATCGCATGTGGAACAGCATGCTCCAGCGCGCCAGCGTGAAGTACATCGAGCAGCGCCCATCCTACGCAGGGACCAGCGTTGATCCTGCATTCGTCCGGTTCGCAGATTTCGCAGCCTGGGCAATGCAGCAGGTTGGATGGGATGCCGATGATGCCCAGCTCGATAAGGATTTGCTGTGCAAGGGCAATCGTGTGTACGGGCCAGAATTCTGCGTGTTTCTGCCGCTGCGCATCAACTCGCTGATTATCACGAACGCCAGCCGCCGGGGCGAGTTACCAGTTGGCGTCAGAAAGGCGCGAACACATGGCAAGTACGAGGCGCGCGTTAACAACAGTGGCGTGAAGATTGGCCTCGGCACGCATACCACGCCAGAGGCCGCATTCCTGGCCTACAAGGCGGGCAAAGAAGCATTGCTCCGCCGCGTCGCCGAGCAGTACAGGGATAACCTCGACCCGCGCGCCTACGCTGCGCTGCTGGCCTATCAAGTTGAAATCACGGACTGAGCCATGACCACTGAAAACGACAACGGATCGCCTGAATTTACCGCAACCACCGCACCGGGCGATCTGCCGGAAGGCTGGAAGAAGCTAGCAGAAGACGACCAGCCAGACGCCGCGCGTCTGCTCGATGTAATCCTGCTTAATGGCGTATGCCTCATGGATCGCGATTACGCCAAGATCGACTGGACACAAGTGCGCGACTGGCGTTATGCCGCCCCATCTACTTCGCCAGTAGGCGCAAAGGAGAAAGAGCTGTGATTCAGGCCGAAGCAGCAACGGTCTACCGCGCAGGCGGCAGGCGATACCTGACCGCGCGGGCGGCGGCGGGCGCAGCGGCGCGCAGCAAGATCAAGGAGCGATGCGCCTGTGATTATTGCGACCACGACGAATTGCCTGGATCGCCGCGCGAGGACTTGCCATGTTCATACCACAACGGTAGCGAGCGCGCGGAACAAGTTCTCAAGCGATTGACCCGCATTTATCTACGCGCATTTCGCCGGGCTGAGCCGGTAGGCGCAGAAAGGAAAGCACCATGAAGATCACCGATACCACCGCCAGCGTTCGCATGCTGGTCATCGAAGCGCCAGGCGTCGACCCAATTGACGTATTCATCGTGAACTACGCGCCGGGCAAGGGTCGCATCACTATTCGCTGCTGGGATCGCGCGTGGACGGCGGCATGGTTCGCCATGGGCGGCGAGACCGTTGAGCGCTTCTTCGTCGGATGCGGCACTGACTACATCGTTAGCAACATGATGTGCGGCCTAAGCGGCTTGCGCGTGGTCGAGGCGAAGCGCGAACAGGTTTACCTAGAGCGCATCATCGCCGCCGTGCAAGTTGCGCTTGCTGCTGAGATTAAGGAGCCAGCATGAGCACCGAACCGACCGACCAGTACCGCGCAGGTTTTGAGGCGTGGGCGCGCAATAACGGGAGTGGCAATTGAAGACGCGTGTGGTTGAGTGCTGCACAAGCGATTGCCAGCAGGGAGAACCTGCCCTAACCGCGGCCGGCGCGTGGGACCGACAATCTGGCGCCGGCTGTTCGGCTGGCTGTTGAAGGAGCGAAGGAGCGGCCAGGACCGGCGCGCACGCTAGGCGAAAAAAAGCCCGCGGGTAGCGGGCGTAAGGTGCCGAAAAGGAACCATGAAAGAGACAGCCCTAATATACGCGGGCTGTTCTCTTTTGGCAACTTACTTCGTTGCACCTTTGATCTTCTCTACCGACCTTAATGTTCCCAAGCCCAACATGCCGATCAGGATGGTGGACATTTCCGAGAAGTCGAATTCGGGCAGCGTGATCGGATGGCCGAGCATCGCCATCAGGACGACGGCAGAGGGGCCGCCAATGAATTTAAACGCGAGCGCGACGCCGCAGGTCCACCCGACAAACGGCCGCCAATTTCGGGTGAATGCGCCCTCGCTGGCGGCCTCGACCTTGTTGACCTCGATCTGTCCGGTGGCGAGCTTCACTTCGGCGTCAAGCTGCGCCAGCTCGCCGGCCTGCGCCATTTCCATGACCTTCAATTTTGCTTCGGCCGATGCCTTCGGGTCCGGCAGGATGCGGTCGAGCAGGTTGCCGAGGACGGAGAACAGTAGTGGGTTCATCAGTAGGTCCCTCGCCGCATCATGGCGGACAGCCGCAGCGCGCGGTCGCCCACCTGCGCCGCCCATTTGGATCTGAGCATTTCCTGCGCGGCCGCGTCGAACCGGCCCGAGTTCACCAGGTCGAGCGTCATCGAGAAGCCGAGCAGCTTCGGCACGCCCATGTTGAACGCCATGTTGGCGATCACGTTCTGGCGCACCTCGTCGAGCTTGCGCCACCAGGGAATGGTGCGGTCGAGCTGGCGCTCCACCATGTCGATATCGTTTTTCAGCATCAGGTCGATCTCGTCGTCCGAGAACGCGCGGTCGGTCAGGTTGCGCCCGACGCCGCCGGTGATCTTGCCGACCGAATCGGTATAGATGATCTTGCGCCGGCCTTCATCTTCTTCCAACTGCGCCATCAGCTTGGCGCGGTTCATGGTCGCGCCTCGTGCTGGGCTTTGAATTCCATTTGCGTCAGGCGCTTGTCGAGGTTGACGATCGACTCGCGGTTGGTCTTGATCGCGCTTTCGTATTCGGTCACGGTGCGAAAGATCAGGGAGGCGATCGCCGCCACCAGCACGCCGGCCACGGTGTAAGCGCCGACGCCGCGGTTGACCCACTTGCGCACTTCGGCATCGACGGCGGCGACGCGCTGCTCGCTGCGCTCGTGCTTGTTGAGCAGGCCATCAATATGATTATCGTGCGCGGCAGAGCGCTCCTGAATGCGGGCCATCGTTTCGCCAATGCCGGCCAGCGGCGCGAGCAGGTGATGAATGTTCGCCATGCCGACTTCGATCCGGGCCAGGCGTTCGGCGACGTTACTGGTGGCGCTGTCGGGCATGGTTACTTTCAGTTGTTTAGTGTAGGAGGATTATTACATAGGCGATGGATGTTTACCATCACCCTGCACGTTATGGCGCCGGTTCCAGGTCGGCCAGCGGCGCGGCGCGCGCCTGGTCCTGCGCGATCGCCGCCTGCTGGATCTTCGAATACAGCGCGCCGGAGGTTTTCAGGGGCAATTCGGCCAGGCCGACCAGGACAAGTTGCGCTTCTTGCTGGGAGAGAATGAAATCGTAGGTCATGGGGTTACCAGATAGAGGTTGCCATCGGAATGTAATAGAGGATATTGTTGCCGTCCTTGAACGGCAGCATGCGCGCGGCGACGAAGTTGGCGGCGTTCGTGGCGGCGGTCGAACCGTAGTTCACTTGCAGCACGCCGCTGCCCTTCGTTTGCAGCAGGATATTGATGTTCGCGCCGGGGCCGTTGGCGATGAAGCCGGGCGCGTCCGTCCCGGCGCCGGACTTGGCGGCGATGAAGTTGACCGCGTTCGCCACCGGCTCGACCTTGAACTGCACGGCGTCGGTGGAGCGCTCCTTGATTGTCAGGCCGTAGTCGGTGAAATCGAGGCGCTGGGTGGCGCCGACCGTGTTGTTGGTGGTGACGATCTCCGACATCACCTGGTTGCTGTTGTTGAACACCATGACCTGATGCCCGCGCGCCATGGCAAGCGCCACGCCGGAACCGTTGACGCCATCGCAGCCCTGAATCGCTTCGCTATGGATGACGATGCCCTTGTCGAATTTCGCCCGCGGCCCATGCAGGCCGGCGTCGTTCGAGATGAGGGCCAGGCCGACCGAGGCCGTGCCGACTGCCTGGTTGTTGGTCGCCTCGCCACCGGATGCAATCCACAAACCCGCAGTCAACCCTTGCGGGAACATCGCCGCCGGGAACACTGGGACGGTCGCGCCCATGTTGGCGACGTCGGTTTCGAAATTGATGGTCGAGCCCTTGGTGCCCGCTTCGCGCAAGGCGGTGCCGTAGAAATTCCAGACCCCGCCCAGGCCATTCACCAGGTCGTTGTGCACGAAGGTCGCCATGCCGATCGATACCTCGAGCCCCAGGCCGGCCGTGTCCGACGAGCGCCCGGCGGAAAACATGCCGATGCCCGATTGCTCGGCATAGGCGCCGAAGGTGGCATTGCTTTCCAGGTACTCGAAAATGCCCACCGATGGCGTGCCGACCCAGGATTTGACGGAAGGCTCCTGCTTGCCGTCGTAGGTCGTTGCGCTCTTGCCGACGAACAGGCGGTCATTGATGCGGTTGATCCGGGCGCCGTTTTCCTTGAAGAAGGCGCCGGTTTTGATCTGGTTGAACGTTTCGACCGATGCCTTGACCGCTTCCAGCTCGAGCGCCACGCCGACCGCCGACTGCGAGGAAGGCGGGACAGCGACGGGCTTGCCGTCGCCATCGAAGCCGAGCAGGCTGTTTTTCCGGGCGCCGCGCGCCGGCAATGTCTCGTTGCCAGGCGGGTCGGTTTCGGCCAGCAGGAAGGCACGCCCGATCTGTTCCTGCTGCTGCTGGTCGACCATCGCCAGGCGGTCGATCGCGTCCTCATGCGACTCGGCGAAGAACGCCCCCTGATTGCGGAACGCCGTTTCCTGCGACGTCGACAGCACCCGGCGGATCGCCAGCGCATAGCCGGCGAACGCCGCCGGACTGGACAAGGTGACGGCGCCGCCGCTACGCGAGCCGGCCCCCGACACCGTATAGTCGATCCCGCGCACAAGGCGCGTTTCGATGCCGGCGGCACTGGCGACCGTCAGCACCAGGTCGCCCTCATCGAAGATGCGGAAGGTGTACGGGTAGACGCTCGCCCCCGTGATCGTGTAGTCGTTGCGGCTCAGGATGGAACTGACGGTCATTTATCTTTTTCCTTTCGGCGGAACGCCATGTCGTGTAGCAGTTCGCCGGGGTTTTCTGGTTCTTCCTCGCCGGCAAGTAAATCACTCAGGTATTCTACTGTGATGCGGAATTGCGCTGTTGGTAATTTAAGCACATAGCCGGAATTCTCCAGCAGATCCCAGCCGAGCTTTTCGTCGAATTCGCGCTCGCCGAACGCGACCTCGAGCAGTTGTGTGGCGCTTTGGGTCAGTTTGCCGAACATGTCGACGACCGGCGATATGCTGATGTCGCGCGCGCCGGCCTTGCCGTTGATGTAGCGCTCGGCATAGTTGCCCACCTCGCGCAGCAGCGGGAATGGGGCGCCAATCGCAAACGCGCCTTTCACGGCCGCCCACTTGGCATAACAGGCTGGATCGTCGATGCTGCACTCGTCCGGTCCGCGCATGGCGATCAGGTCGGCCAGCACGGCAGGAATGGCCGTCACCATCAACACTTGCATGATCGCCTGCGGCGCGTACTTCGCGCCCTTCTGGTCGACGTCGCGCTTGGCCTTGTACATGCGCCCGAACTGCGCGCCGAATGGCGTCATGAACATCGAGAACAGTTTGAAGGCGCCGCCGCGGCGCTGGAACTGCGACAGGTCTTTCGCCCCGCCCGAGCCCTGGCTGCGGCGCACGGCGCCGTCAGCGGCGTGAATTGCCTCGGCCTCGGCCATGCCCTGCGACAGCGCCTTCTCGTACTGGCCCAGCCAGGTCGGGATCGTGACCATGCGGTCGGCGTAGCCAATGCCCATGAAGGCGGCGCGCTCGATGGCCGTGAATGCTTTTTGCCCCTTGCCCTGGTTGATCGCGCGCAGGCGGTCGCGAATATCGCGGTCCAGCGTGTCGAAGCGGTGGCGCATCTCGCCCGACTTCGACAACACCTTCTCCAGCATCGGCCCACGGAAGGCGTACAGCGGCCCTGCGCTCATGGCCTGGCGCAGCCCCTTCATCATCCAGCCGGCGCCCACGTATTCGATCGAGTTCATCACGCCGGCCGCCTGCACCATCATCGTCCCGACTTTCAGGCCCAGCGCCACCGTCGTCGTGCTGGCGCGCGCCTTCTCGAAGAACTTGCCGAACGGTCCCACGGAATCATTACCGCCATCGTTGGCGATGCCTTTCAGCCACGGCATGAACTGCTTTTCGTAGGCGTCGCCGAGGCGTTCCTGTAGCAGCGCCCGGATGCGCTGGTCGTTGAAAATTTTATTCGCGTCGATCAGGAATTCGCGGTGCGTCAGATCCTTGACCACGCCCGTCAAGTGCTTTTGCAGCACCTGGCCGAAGTCCAGCAGCAAGGGCGCCGCGAACGTGGTGCGCGCCTTCGTGTGCCCGCGCGGCGTCGTGGCCGGCACATAGCCCGCCTCCGTCAGCCCGGCGAGCGGCCCGGTCTCCTGCTTGACGCCGGCGGCCGAATGGCGCGCATCGTAGGCCAGCGGGTAATACCCGCCACGGACCTCGTGCGTGATGTTGCCGGCACTGTCCCGGATCTGGTACGGTCGCGCCTCGACCTTCTCGGGCTCGACCCCGGACAGGCGTTTTTCCAGCGCGGCGATCTCCGGCCACAGGCCGTTGACCTCATCCCACACCGCCTGCACGAATTGCCAGTCGGCGCCATTCAGCCGCGCCAGCGCCGCCTCGACCGCCGCCGGCTGCCAGTTCATGCCGCGTAGCAGCTTGTCGTAGTTGGCCGCGTTACCCACGTTCAGGGCGATCGAGATCAGTTCATAGCGCGTGATCGGTTTCGCCGACAGGGGCGTCGCGAACTTGTCGTCCATCTTGCCGTTGACCGAATGCGCCTCGACCAGCGCCTGCACGTTCTTGCCGATCTTGCCCATGATCTCCAGGAACGCGGTCTGCGAATCGCTGGCCTGGTTGAAGATGAAGCGGTGCCACGGACCGTCAGCCCGTTGCCCATCGAGCACGTCAAGCGCCGCTTCCATTTGCAGCAGCTCGGCGCCGACGTTGCTGGCCCAGTCTCCCGCTGCAGTAAAGCCCGAGCGCTGCGAGGCGAACGGCGTGCCCTTCCCGAACGACGAGGCGTTTTTCTCCGCCGCTTCGATCAGTTCGGCAATGCCGTCCTCATAGGCGATTTTCTTGCCCTTGGCGAGCAGCTTGTTTTTCAGGCCGGCCAGGTGTTCGATCGACGAGAGCGCATCGCGCACGGCGCGCAGTTCGTCGACCGGCACCTGTTTGAAATTGACGGTGTTGGCCGCCTCGAGCAGATCCTCGGCGATCGCCGGCGCGAAGCCCTGCTCGACCTGCTTGTCATACCAGGCTTTCAGGCTGGCCCGGCGGTCCAGCTGCGCGCCCGAGACGCGCTTGAATTCGTAGCGCTCGAGTAGGCCATTGATCTGGTCCAGGTAGTCGGCGCCGGCCTTGCCGAAACGCTGCTGGGCGCTCGGCTTTTGCAGGTCGGCCGCGTGCTTGCGGATCGCCTCGACTTCGGCCTGCGCCTTCACTGCTTCGCGGTACAGGTAATGGTTCAATAGTTCGCGCTGCTTGGCGATCGCCGCCTCCTGGTACTGGCCCTTTGCGGCAAGCTCGAACGCCTGGCGCGCGGCTTTCTTTTCGGCCGTCAGGTACAGCGCGGGCGTCAGATCCCGCACCTGCTTTTGCCCGATCTGGCCGGCGGCGATCGACCGGATGGCGGCCAGTGGCGGCACGCTGTCCATCATCGCATTGCGCTGGCGCGCATCTTCCCGGTCCAGCGCGTTCGTGACTTGGCGCACCTCGCGCGCTTTGCGGCGCAGCGCGCGCAGCTCGGCCGCCAGCACGGTCGCGCGTTCTTCATTGTGCACCGCGCCCAGCGCCTCGTCGGCGATCGTCCCGTCGAAACGCATGTCGCCGTGCTTCTCGATCATGCGCGCATCGGTTTCCGCCTCGATCAAGGCTTTCTTCGGGCGCATGTTGACCAGTGACTCGACCAGGCTGTCGGCCGAGTCAAACCCCAGCACTTCGGCCGCCAGGTCGACCGCATAGCCACCCTCGACCGCATACACGCGCTGGCTGCTGCGCGGCAGCTTCTTGAGGTATTCGGCGCCGTAGCGCTCCACCAGGTCGGCTTTGTTCAGCTTGATCGTGGAACCGTCCGGCGCCTTGCCGCCTGTTAGCACCTCGAAGGCCAGGTAGACCGGCAGCGCCGACACCTCGGCATCGACTTCGGCCTTGACCTTCGCGCGCTCGTCCTTGTACCAGGCTTTTTGTGCGCGGCTGTATTCGCGCATCAGCTTCTGCTCGAGCGTCTCCCGCGCGGCGGTCGATGCCGCCTGAACGGTCTTGCTGTAGGCGGCAAATTCCGATTCCGTCATGCCGGCATCGGCCGCGGTGGCGAAAATCTGCACCTGCCCCATCTCGGCGGCAGCGTTCTTGATCTCGTCCTCGGAGGCCAGGATGCGGTCGAACACGGCGCGCACGTCGTCGTTCAGTTTGACGTTCAGGCCGGAAAGCTTCTTGTAGATCAGCGTCATCCATGCCTTGAAGCGCTGGAACACGCCGCGCAGTTCAGCGCTTGGGGCCTTGCCTTCCATCAGGTACGCCTCGAAGCCGCGCGCAAACTGTTCGTGATGCTCGACCGCGATGCCGTCGCGGTTCTCGACCTTGAACCAGGCCAGCAGGGTTTGATAGTCTTCCGCGATCTGCCCGTCGCCCGCTGGCTGCATGAGCGGCTGGCGCTGGCTGGCAAGCTCGGCAGGCAACTCGATGTTGGTCAGCGGCGTGGTGCCGAATTCAGTATCTGGCGCGACAAGCGGGTGCGCCTCCGGCACGTCCACATACCAGACTTTGCCGCTGCCCTGTTTGTTCGCGTAGCCCTCTGCATATTTGCGGTCACGGCTGAACCACAGCGGCCCGGTATGGTCGGCCCGCGGTTCGCCGCCGTGGTACATACGTACCATGCCCGCCGCCGCCGGCGCCGCTTCGCGCACTTGCCCGCCTTCGCTCGCCAGGTCGCCCAGCACTTCCAGCCAGAAATGCCCAAATTCATGGACGACGGTACTTAAATCTGCTTTTTCCAGCAGCGTGATCGAGAACTTGCGGTCGGCGCCGAACTGGATGAAGCCGCGTTTTTCGTCCTCGGCCTTCTGGAAGAACAGGCGTTCGAACTGCTGCACCTGCTCGGCCCGGCTGGCGTCGTCGCCCTCTTTGTAGAAGCGAATATCGGTCACGCCATTGTCGGCCAGCACCTTGAGCACTTCCGGCGACGAACCCTCTGGCACGATCGCGCCGGAGAATTCCGCAATGCTCACGTCGCGCAGGATCTTGGCCTCGAAATATTCGGTCGGCAGATGGTGCAGGCGCGTCAGGAACTCGGCCGCTTTCTGCTTGGCTTCGTCCGACAGTTCGATCTGATACTGCGCCGCGGCGCGCTCCAGGCCCATCGTCGGCGCATCTTCCAGGATCGCCACCGTCGTATCCATGTTAATGCCGTCCTTCATCGCATTGCCTACTGCGATGAATTCGTCATCGATCTCCTTGCGCACCTGCTCGAATTGCTCGGCGCTGACGAGTCGGCCTTTTTCCTTCTTGATCTGCGCGACGGTCTTGAATTGCGGGGTGAACTTAGCACGCAGGGAGCCGACGCCGTAGTTGAAATTCTCGCCGCCGCGCAGTTCCTTTTTCAGAATCTTGACGACGTTTTCCAGCGTGTGCGGGGTGTACTGACGTTTTCCGCTGTTGCTGAATCCCTTGAAGATCCGCTCGCCCTGCGACATCGCCGCTAGTTCATCGGCGACGTAAGCCTGGTATTTGCTCGCCAGGCCGGCGCCGGCGATCTGCTTTTCAAGCGCCGATTGGGTGGCGTACTTGTCCGCTTCCGGGCGCTGGCGTTGTTTGGCGTCGGCCGTGATCTTGTAGGCCAGGTCGCGCGCCATGTTGTATTGCGCTTCCTCGTCCTTCTCCAGTCGCGCCGCGCGCACCTCGCCGCGCTCGCCTGAATTGCGGTATGCGTCGATCATTTCGGCCGCCGCTGCTTTCACGAAGGCCGGGTCATTAGTCAGGTCGAATACGCTGGTCTTGTCCATGTACGGACCGAGCCCGAACTTCTCAAGACGTGCGAGGCGCGCCGCGTCCATGCTGCCGGCGCGCGCCACGATCGTCGGCTCCATGCCCTGATCGGCGACGAACTGCGCCATCACCGGCAGGCTGCGCTCGATCGTTTCCTGTGCCTTGCGTTCGATGTCATCGGTGTCAGGCATCGACACGCCCAGGCGCTCGGCCATCGCGGAGAACTTCTTGTCGAACGCGCGTTTGGCCTTGCCGTCGATCTCGTGCTCGACGCTAGGGTAGCGGGGCGAGTAGATATCGGCGCCGAACACCTGCGTTTTTGCGTAGCCCTTCGGGTCGGCCATGTCGCGCGAGCCCATCAGCGTGATCTCGCCGAAGCTGCCGAGCGGCGTGTCGTTCTTCGTGATCGCCAGCGACGGGACCGCGATGCCGCCCATCTTGTTGGCGTGCAACAGGTTCGATGCCGTGAGGTTGTGGGTAACGATCAGGTCGCGGACGTCGGCTTCGCTCTGGAACAGGATATTCGGACTAGCCGGGTCAAACTTGCCGGAATTACCGACTGCGGATTTCACCTGCTCAGGATCGAATACCATGTACTCGTCCAGCCCCTCGGCGTCCGCTTCGGCCACCATCACGCCATCGAACCCGCCCGCGCGCAGGATCGCCGTCAGCTTGGCCCCGTAGTCGGCGCGCTCGCCGGCGGCCCATTTGGCCGGATCGAATACCTGCGACAGCATGTCGATCGTCAGCATGACCTCATCTTCCAGCGCGCCGCTGGCGTGTTCTTCAAGCAGGGCGCGCTGGTCGTCGGTGAAGCCGTCGAGTTTCAGCAGTTCGCGCGCCGCCTGCACCGGGTCGCCGCCATTCATCACGAACGGGGTTTCGCTGCGCAGGTACAGATCCTGCACATTCGGGCCGTACTCGCCCGCGCGCCACTGCTCCGGCGTGGCATAGAAGCCCATGCCGTAGTAGCCATCGTTGCCGCTGGCCTTGCCGGTGCCGACCTTCTTGATGTCGAATTCGGTGAATTCGTTCGCGCTGCCGTGGTGCAGTACCAGCGGCTGGCCCGCCTCGTCAACCCATTGCGAGTTGCCGAACCACTTCCAGAAATTCATCTGTCCGGCGAAATCCGGCGCGATCAGCTGCCCGCGGCTGTTCGTGATCGGGCGGCGCACGCCGTCGACCTCGATGGTGCGGGTGCGGCGCTCGGCGGCGCGGCCTTCGGTGCCCTGGTCGTATTGCGTCGCCTCGCCAGCTGGCTGCGCGCTGGCCTGCTCCATTGCCGCGCGCACCTGCTCGTTGGTCATGCTGCTCAGGTCGAGGCCGCTGTTGCGCAGGAAGTCGTCGATGTGGCCCAGCAGTTCGCGCAGGCCGAGCAGTTCGGCATTCGCGCCGTGCTGGCGGTAGGCGCCGCCGCCGTTCAGATCCTGGTCGAGCAGGTCGAGGAAATCGGCGGTCGTGGTGTCGTCGGAGAGGAAACCTTCTTCGGCGGCGATCTGGCGCATGCGGTCCGGGTGCATGCCGGTCAACTGGATCAGGTTCTTCTGGAACGGGCGGTTGCCCTTGTCGGCGTCCATCGCGCGCAGGTCGCCGCCTTCGTCGGTCAGGCCGCCGTTCTTGCGCACGAACTCGGTGAGCCTTTCGCCGAAGATTTGCTCATCGGTCGGCACGTCGCCCGCGCGCAGGCGCTCCAGCAAGGGATCGATGCCGATGTCGGCGGTCCCGGCGTTCGTCAAGACGTCAGGCAGCGGCGAATTCACCGACAGGCCATACTTCTCGTGCAGCGCCAGCGGGTCCATGCCGGCGCGCTCGGCCAGCGTCGTGATGCCCTTCGCGTACAGGGTGGCGTAACTCTCAGCCGTGCCGCGATCAAAACGCCCGACCAGTTGCCCCATCATCGCCTCATGGATGGCGTTGTAGCCGCCGTCCTGCTCGGCTTCGCCGGTCGAATCCATGAAGGACTGGATGATCTCGTCGCGGTTCTGCTCGAAGTTGGCCGCTTCGCGCAGCGTCATCTCGCCCGGATGGAACCGCATGTCCTGCACCAGCGCATTGTGGTGTTCGGTGCGCGCGATGCTCGTGATGTAGTCTTCGAGCGGGATCGATAAATCGGACCCCGTTGCCATCGCCTCGGCGTAGTTCTTGACGCCCGCTTCCTGCGCCGCCAGCGCCGGATCGATGCCGGCGGTCTGGAAATAGGTGCTGAACGCCTCGGCCGGGATCAGCACGTCGGCCACCGGCCCGCCCTCCTTGGCCTTGGCGATGAATTCGCGCATCTTTTCCGGCAGGCGTGCCAGCAGTTTACTGTCCGTTGCCGCCTGGCCCAGCGCCGTCATCAGATCCGCGTTCTGCTGCGCCTGCTGTACCTGCTCCATCTTGTGCCCGATCTTGTGCGCGGTCACGTGCGCGCCGCCGAAGATCGCGCTTTGCGTGACGGTCGCGAGCAGGGTCTGGTAAGCCGCGTCCGGGCGCTCGGCGACATACTCGCCCCAGGTCTTGTCCGGGTTGGCGATCGCCGTGTCGAGCGCGTCCTGCGCCAGCGTGGCAACCTGCTCGCTTGGCACTTCGCGCGCCAGCAATCCGGTCAGGAATTTCCCGGCGCCGACCTTGCCGAACGTGTTCACCAGATAGCCCATCGGGATCATTTCGGTTCCGACCTCGACCGCCGCTTCACCGCTGGCGCCGAGCAGCGCCTGGCCGGCGGACGCGCCGCGCGCGCGGTATTTGCCATAGGCTTCGGTCTCGGACTGGATACCAGCCGAAGCGAGCACAGGTGCAGGCGAACGGGTCAGGACCGACGCCGCCAGGCCGGGCAGCATGCGGGCAGCACTCGACACGCCGCCATAGATGCCGCGCGCCGTTGACGACTCAAACGCCGGGGTGGCGTTCGCATCTTCCAGGTTGGCGCGGGAAATGTTCGACCGCGCGTCCGAACGCATGCGCTCGTTGGCCTGCGGCGAGAACAGGCCGAGCGCATCATAGGCGTCGGCTGCCTGCATGCGCACGCCTTCGCGCGCGCGCTTGGCGCCCTGCACAAACGAGTTTGCCACGCCCGAGACATAGGACGACAGGCTCGGCGATTGCCCGCGGATGGCGCCGATCGTCGATTCCATTTTCGACAGGGCGTCGATGTCATCGTGCGCCAGGCCGGCATTGTCCGGCTGCGACAGGAAGCTTGACGTGGCCGGCTTGTCTTTCAGCAGGTCATCGTAGGGGATGGCGCCGACGCGCGCTGCATGCTCGACGTCAAGCTGGTTCAGGCGGATCGCCTCGACCGGAATGCCGGTCTGCTTGGCGAGCTTGGCCAGCTTCGCCTCGACATCGGGCGAGCGGCCGGATGCCACGTTCATCGAGTGTTGCAGCGATTGCTTGCGCTGCTGGTCGATCAGGTCGCCATAGGAGCCGTTCGCACCGTCGAGCAGGGAATCGTATTTGTTATCGGCCATTCGTCGCTTTCAGGCTTTGCAGGTAGAGGGATTGCACGGTTTGATCGGTGACCGGGATCTTGCGCTTCGACAGCGCCGCTTCGATCTGCGCGCGCTCTTCCTTCGGCACCACGACCGAACCGAGCTTGTCGGCAGGCACTTCGAACAGCGGTTTTTCGTTCGTGCCCCACAGCGCGCCCGGCAGGCGCACCTTCGTCAAGAGGCGCGCGGCCTCCTTGCGTACCTCGTCCTGTGTGAGTGGCTTGCCGGTGGCCGCTTCCATCGATCGCTTGCTCGCCTCCAGTTGTGCATAGAAGGCGCCGTATTCTTTCGGGTCTTTCTTTTTTGTGATGCCCGAGCCGCCCAGCATTTCCTCGACGACGGCCGACGTGGTGCGAATATTGTGTTCGACGCCCGGCTTGCCGGTGCGCAGATCCTCCTGCGCGCGCACCAGTTCCTTGAATTCGGTCTCGCCTAGCTTCGGCTTCAAGGCGATCAGGTTCGCCTCTTTCAGCACGGCAGGATCGGCGCGCAGCGTGTAATACGCCTCCCAGTCGGTGTCGACCTTTTCGCCCTTGGCGCGGCGCGCGGCGTTCTCGGCCTCCTGCCTGGCGGTCGAGCGCAGTTGCGTCAGTTCGCGCCCGTCCATCTGCGCCAGCAGCGAAGGCGGGATCTTGCCCATGCCGCCCGAGGCGTACAGCTTCCACGCCTGGTCGGCGACGTCCTTCTGCGCGCGCTCGCGCAGCGCCACCCTCTCGCTGTCGAGCGTCTTGATGCGCGTCACGATCGCGTCCTCGTCCTTGCCGGTATGCTTTTCACGCGCCGCCGCCAGCGCCGCCGCCGCATCGCCCTTGTGCTCGGCGAACAGAGCGTCCGCTGCCGTCTGCGTGCGCGCTTCGAACTCGCCCGTGTCGAGCAGCTTCTTCGCGCCGGTCTGGACGTCGACGCTGATCTCGTCCTTGTACTGGTCGAAATATGCCTTGGCACGCCCGACGTCGCCGCCATCGACCGCCGCCTGAATCACGCCACCATGGAATTTCGACAGTGCTTTCATGCGGATCGCGTCGAACTGGTTGGCTGGCACGCCTTCGCTGTCACGCATGCGCCCGAGGTTGATGTCGATGCGCGCGCGCGACAGTTGAATCGCTTCCGGGTTGTTGAAATTCTTGGCCGCGTTATCGGACTCGACGGCAATGGCGCCTTCGACGACCTGCTTGCGCCAGCCCTCGATTTCCGCGTTTTCGTGGCGCATCAGGCCCGACTTGAATTCGAGCCCGGCGCGGTCGGCGTACTTCTTGAACAGTTCCTTCTGGCGCGGGTTCGCCAGCGTTTCGGCCAGCTTGTCGGCGCTGCCCTTGAACTGCGATTCGTAGCGCGCCGCCAGGCTTTCCCCCTCGACCGGCAGCGCGTTCTTGCCCTTGATGTTGACGTAGCCGTTTTGCTGGCCGAGCTGCAAATCGAGCTGCTGCTCGCGCAGCTGGTTGAACGTGTCCTCGACTCGGAGTTCGTCGGCGTGCTGCTGCTGTTGGTCGACCACCTGCGCCAGCCGGTTCAGGCCATTGCCGAAGCCTTCGGCCATGTTCGGCGCATTCGTCGAAATATGCTGCTGCTGGACCTGCGGCGCGGCGCGGGCGGCAACCTGCCCTTCCTGGTATTGGGGAACGCGCGGCATCAGGTGCCCACTTTCATCTTGGAATAGGCGCCCGACGCGCCGTTAAGCAGGCTGGTGGCCGCGCCCCAGTTGCCGGCGCTGGCCGCGTTACTGCCCTGGAATCGGGTACCCGCCGCCTGCGCGGTAAAATTGTCGGCCTGGTTACCCAGCCCCCAGGCTTCACGGGCGGCGTTGCTGCGGATCGTGAGCGCGTCGAATTCGCCGGCGCGCGCCGTGTCTGCCAGAATGTTCATCGAGGACTGATCGGTCAGGTCGCCGCCGGCGGCTGCCATCGCCGCCTTTTGCGAGCCGGCGAACTGGCGCACGCGGTCGCGGTGCTGGTCCTCGGCGATCTGGCCGCGCTTGGCCGCTTCTTCCGCCGCCGATGCTGCCGTCTTGGCGTTGTTCTCGTCGACCTTGGCGTTGTATTCGCCGAGCTTTTTCTGCTGCTGGCCCTGCGAATAGGCGCTCGCGGCAGACACGGACGCCGCCGCCGCCATCACGTAGTAGACCGCATTCGCGGCCGTAATCGGCTCACACATTGGATACCCTCATTTCAAAGCGCATAAAGGCGCGTCCCTCGACACCGTGCGGCGCCGGATCGTCGAACCGGAACCCCAGCCAGCGCAGCCAGGCGATCGCCGCCGTGTTGCGCACATCAACATAATTTTCCAGATGATTATACATTGCCAGCATGGTGGAAATGCCCCATCGGTTGCGACGAAGGAAGGGCAAGGCGTGCCGTTCGATCAGCGGCGTGCCCAGCATCCAGGGCGAGCCCTTGCGCGCGAGCAGGTTGATCGGCGCGACGCCGAAGATGCAGGCCACTTGCGGCCCGTCGCCCTCGTCGACCAGGCCGGCCCAGCACGAGGTCGACCAGACGAAGGACTTGCGTAGCGCGGCGCCGAATTCCAGCCCGGAGGACGCGCGCACCTCGTCGATGTCGGCCTGGCGCGCGTTCGGGATCATCGCCTCCACATGCGCGGGCGTGGCCGGAACGATCGCGTATGTCGTCACGCGCCTCCCGCCGATACCTCGGGAATGACCGCCAGCACCGTCGCCGGCAGCGGATCGCTCTGGCGCATGAACACACGCCCCGACTTGTTCCAGGTGTCGGACACGCGCGCCTCGACCAGCCCGGTGGCCGGGTGGATCGGGTCGTCGTAGTTCTCGAATTCGCGCTCCCTGATCTCGTAGAGCGAAGTCGGGCTCGTGCCCACCAGCAGGCCGCGGGTGTCCTGCACCAGCAGGCGCACCGCGCTGACGATCTTTTTCTTGTCGCGGATCGTGTCGCCCTGGCTTGGCACGGACAGGTCGAGCGTTTCCAGGTCGGCCTCGATCGGCAGGCCGGCATGGATGACCGCCGCCGGCGCTTGCAGCGACACGACGCCGGCGGCGACGACGCGCTGCGGGTGGACGTCGCCATCGGCGAGGATCGAGACCGTTTTGCCTTCCAGGTGGGCCAGGCCGCCGACGTCGCGGATCGCGAGATCCCATTGCGCATTGACATAGCGCAGCTGGGCCGGGACGCTGCGATTCGGGCGCACGGTCGCCGTCGCGGCGTTGCTGACCGCTTCGATCGTCAGGCGCACGACGTTATCGCCATCGCGCAGGAAGAAGGCGTCGCCCACGTTTGCAGTCGACAAGGCCGCGCCGCCGCTGATGGTGGCCGTGGCCGTGGCGTTCTGGTCCCAGGTGTCGCCATCGGTCAGCGTCAGCGTGCCGGCCTGGTTGCGCCCGTCGTAGGTCAGGCCCGAATCGACGAAAAAGGCGTCGGCCACGTCGCTGAACTGGCGGGTATGCAGTCGCTCGACATAGCGCACAGTCTGCCCGGCCACTTCGCGCCGCACGACCGCATACAGCGCGTCCTCGGATCCTTCCGAGATCGTGCAGACCGACTCGAAGGAGCCGTCGGTGTCGTGGCGGTGCCAGCCC